AAAACATATTACGATCAACTAAAACATATAGAAGAAGGTGGTAGTCCTTATACAGGACCCGCTAGTTTATTTTCTAATGTGGCAAAGCTTTTTAAAAGAGATAAAAAAGTAGAAGAAGAGACTCCTAAATACGAGAACAAACTTCCTGAAGTTAAACTCACTACTAAAGATGCTGACAAAATAATTAAGAAAGTAGTATCGAATGATACCCCTGATCTAAAAGAGTTAGTTAAAACAGCAAATATTAAACAAGAAGCACAAGAGAATCCAAACACAATGGGTTGGACTAACGCTCTTATCTTTGCAACAGGTGGGCCGTTGTCGATGAGAGAGGACTCTTTACCTGGTTTTAGTGACAAAACTAAAACACAGATTGCCGACGAACTAATGTTAGTTAATGCAAACATAGTTAAAATAAATGACACAACATATGTAGATACCACTACTGGAAATAATATATATCAAGACATAGGAAAGAATAGATTAACGGCTCAAGCTATGAATGGTTTGTTAGAAGCTGGTTACTCTCTAGGACAACTCGTAACTATTCCTTTGGACCTAGCGCTGGATGAAAAACTAGAACTTACACAAAAATTAGATAACCTTTATAATAAAATGTATGAAGGGGCTGGCTTTAGAGATCCCAATACTATGGGTGAACAAGTTACTAAAACATTAGCAGAGTATGGCGTGCCTTTTGGGCTTGCCGCTAAATTATTAAGACCTTTAAACTTAGTATTAAAAAGTAAACTTTCTAAATTAAATAATAAAGCTGTACGTTACAGTACTAAAGCAGCTTTAAGTGTAGGATTTAATGCAGCAAGTTTTGGTGCTGCTGAATTTGTAGTAGGTAACAAAGGAGATACTATTAATGCTCCTGATTTTTGGGGATTAGTTGACAATCCTGAAATACAATTTGAAGGTGAAAAAGGTAAAAGAGGTAGAGACTTAGCACTAGCTAGATTAAAAAACAAAATTAGATTTGGTTATGAAGGAACTAAAATTGGAGCCACGTGGGGACTAGTTGGAAGAGCTGCTCCTTTAGGTTTAAAATATGGTTTAAAAACTACAGGTAAAGTTTTTAACTATGGAGGAAAACTGGCGAATGCTACAGTTTTAAGTCCTATAACAAAATTGACTACAGGACAATTACCTCTTACAGGCAATAAATTTATTCCTAGAATAATGTATAGCAAAACAATTGTACCTGGAACATCAAGACTAATAGCACAAGGTCTAAGAAAAGGTGGTAAGCTTGCTATGTTTAAAGCAATAGAGCCTCTCCTTAGAGGAGTCACTATTACTAAAAAAGGAATAGGTTTTAAAAACAAAGGAGAGATACCTCCTTTTGATGAATGGAAATTATTAACTACAACAAATACTAATCCTTTAAAAGCAAGACTAGCTAAGATTGCTAGACCGGTTAACTATCTTACTAAAGAATTCAAAACTCCTAATGCAATTTATAAACTACAAGAACAAGCAGGTCTTAATATTAAATCAGAAAATAGAGTAGTTAATAAATATCTTCAAGACTTAGAGGCAAGAGCTTATCAATTAGTTAAAGCACAAAATGGTTTGTTTAATAAAAAACCTGTGTCTCCTTTAGAAATAGAAAATCAAATGCAGTTAGTAGTTGCTTATCTAAAAAATCAAATAAGTAAAAACAAACTTCCAAAAGAATTACAAGATTCAGCAGAAGGATTAAAGAAACGTTTAAAACCAGCTAAATCTAAATATTTAAATATGTTACCTGAAGGGGATTTTCAAAATGCTTTGATTCCTATTATCAATAGTTACATGAGAAAGTCTATGGCTGTTACTACCAACCCTTTATACAATCCACCTAAAGAAGTAGTAGAAGAATCAGTCAAAGCTATGCTTAAACTTATTAATAAAAATAGAGGAATGAAAGAAGAAGCTATTGATGTGTTTAAGAAAAAAGGTGTAACCAGAAAGCAAGCCCTTAGATTATTTGCTGAAGCTACTGTAAGAAATATGATTGTAGACGCTAAAACTTATACGGGAGATCCTATTAAATATTTAAACCAAATATCTAAAGACATTTTAAAAAGTGACAAGTTAATTGTTACTGGAGGAGAATTGCCTAAATCAATTAGAAAATTATTAGGTGAAGAAAAAAATGCTCAATCAGAAATTCTTCAAACCATTACTGAAATGATTACAGGCATTGAAACTAAAAAAATGTATGATGAAATTTTAGAAATAGGATTAAAAAAAGGTTGGTTTAAAAAAAACAAAGGAACATTAGATACAACCTTACAACCAATTGGTAACCTTCCAGGTCTTGGAATGTTAAGAACTAATTTAAGTGACATGTTTGCAAATCCTACAATGATTCAAGCTTTAAGAGGCAGTCAAGGTATTATAGATATGTTATTAAAAAGTAATGCTTATAGAGCATTAATGCAATTTAAAACAGGAGTTCAGTTTGGTAAAACGGGATTAAGTTTTGATACACAAATGAGGAACGTAGTTTCCACTCCTATGTTTGTAATTGGTTATGGATGGATAGGTGGTAAAGGTTCGGTCGATGACGCTTTTAAATTTATTTATAATGATATTACTGGAGCAGGTAAAAAAATTACTAATCAAGCTTTTGTTGAAAGAGTAGGTAAAGGAATTAAACTTGGTTATTTAGATGAAAGTATTGAAGCTCAAGAAATGTTAGCGGTTATTAAAAAACTTAATGAAAACCCTAACATGGTTGATAGATGGATGAGTGGTGGTTTAAAAACTAAATTTATAGATAGAGCTACTCAGTTTTATCAAGCAGGAGATAACGTATGGAAAGAATATGCTTACGTATGGAATAGAAATAACCTAAACAATATTTTTAAAGGTAATAAAAAAGAATTAATTAAACAAGAAGAATTAGTAACGGGTCAAAAGTACAATCCTGTTTCTAAAATTACAAACAAAACTAAAACTTATGACGATGCAGTAGATGAGTTTGCTGCATGGTATGCTCGAAACTTAATGCCAACATATAGTTTGGTACCTGAAGCAGTAAGAGTTATAAGAATGACTCCAATTGGAAGTTTCATCTCATGGCCTTCAGAAATTTTAAGATTAACAGGGGTATCTGCACGAACAGCTTTAAGAGAAGCTTCATCTACTAATGTAGCTATTCAACAAAATGGTTTAAGAAAATTAATGGGGATGACATTAACACTAGGAGCTGCGGGGGCAGTAATGGATAGAGTGTTTGAACAATATACAGGTGTAGATAGTGCTATGATAAAAGCGTTTAGAAGATCATTTGCCTATGAGTATGATAGAAATTCTAGATTCACGGCAGTGCAACCAATGAAAGACAACACATTAACTCTTGTCAATTCTTCTTACGCAGATGTATGGGACTATCTTAAAAAGCCTATGAGAGCTTTCTTAAATCAAATAGGAGAAAAAGATACTAAAGTTATAGATAACAATGTAGCTTTAGGTATTTATGAAGCAGCTAAAGAGTTTGCTGAACCTTTCTTTACACAAAACTTAGCAATTGAACCTATCATTGATGCTTTACCAACAGATTTAATGGGAAGAGGTGGAAAAACTACAGAAGGTTATGGAGTTTATTCACCTACTGATGCATGGGGAACAAAAATTTACAAAGGAATAGAACACATTATTCAAACTGCTTTGCCTGGAACTATTCTTCAAGCTAAAAAATATGGAGACATTGCTTATGATATATACAAAGGAAGAGGTGATCCTAATGCAGCGTGGCAAAAATTTATTTCTACTCTTACAGGTCGTAAGATACAAAAATTTGATTTGTTAAAAATTATGAATCAAAAGGCTGGTAACTTTGCTTCAACTATTAAAGGAGATTTAACTTTATCAGAAAGTTTTTATCGTTCTTCGGACTGGGAAACAAGAGGACCCAATCAAATTGAAAAAGAATTTAATCAAATTCAAAAAGAATCTTTTATACAACAACAAAAAATACTACAGTTTGTGATGGATGCTAGAACCTTAGGTATTCCAGATTATAAAATTGCTGAATCATTAAAAAGATTAAAGAACGATCAACTTGTTTCTAATATAATGTATGGAGCTAAGTTTACTCCTTATACTTATTACAGTTCAGCATTTGAAAAAAGATATGAAACAGCTAGAAGAGAGGCGGAACTTAATGACAGACCTTTACCTGATTATAATTATGTATACCCTATTGGTAAATTAGAAACAGTAATGGCAAATCACATAGGATTAGATTTAAATAAATCTTATGAAGAAAATATGAAATTAAAAGAAGAACAAATAAAAGGATTATTACAAAACAATAATCAAAATGAAATTGTACCTGAAAATAATATTATACCTGAAAAAAATCAATTAGATGAAGATGTATTAGAACTATTAAAAAATTCTAAAGAAGCTTCTTTAAACACACCACCATTAGACTCACAACCAGAAGCAATCGCTGTAACCGAGACGGCTTCTGCACCAATTAACGAAAAAACTGGATTGACAACAACGGAAACGGCGTTATTATCTCCGCTTGAACAATCAATCAGATTAAAACAAAGAGCATAGCACATGGCTATAGAACCCAAAACAACTCGAGAACACATGATATCACTTTACGGACACATGACTGGAATTAAAAAAGACATTGCTAAGAATAAGCAAGACCTTAAACATATTCACGAGGACGTCGAGAAATTGGGCGGTAAGATAGACAAATTCTATTGGGTTCTCTTAGTAGCTGCGGGAACAACTACACTCTTCGTGCTTGATTTATTATTTAACAAATAGGAAAAAAAATTTTATGCAACTATCAAAACATTTTACATTAAGAGAGATGACAAATTCAATGACTGCGCAACGAAAAGGTATAGATAACACACCAGGATCAGCAGAAATAAAAAGTTTAGGAGATTTATGTTATGAAGTTTTGGAACCGCTTCGCGCGCATTTTGATAAACCCGTTACTATTACCTCTGGCTACCGTTCCGAAGCGTTATGCGAAGCTATTGGTTCGAAGAAGACTTCGCAACATGCGAAGGGGCAGGCGGTCGACCTAGAAATTTTTGGCGTGCCCAATATTAAGACAGCTTACTGGCTACAAAATAACGTGGATTTTGATCAATTGATCATGGAGTACTACGACAAAGATGATCCTGCAGGCGGATGGGTTCACATAAGTTATCACGAATCAGATTCAAACAGAAAACAAGTGCTGACCTTTGACGGAAAAAAATACACTGAAGGTCTGCCAGATATGGAATGGAAAGACGGCAAAGTCGTAGGTTAATGTTATGCAAAACAGTTTGTTGGTGCATAAGCATCTTATCATACGTGCCGAAGCTGTAAAACCTCCAACCGACGAAGAACAATTAAAAGAATGGATGACAGAGTTTGTTGAGTCTATAAATATGAAAATATTTATGGGTCCTTACGTTAAGTATTGTAGTATGCCAGGCAATAAAGGTATTACTGCAGTAGCTGTTATAGAAACTTCACACATTGCTATGCATATTTGGGATGAACCACATCCAGCATTAATGCAATTTGATGTTTATAGTTGTGGAGAATTTAATCACACAGACATTTGTAAGAAAATCATGGAAGATTTTGATATTCACAAAATTGAATATAAATATTTGAATCGCGAAACGGGATTACAAGACATATAACCCCATTTCTAATTTTGCGTAAAAATTAGCTTGTCTTAGAAAATCCCACTTTAAATTTGTTTATATTTTTAATAAGATGTTGACGTTGTTGAATAGGATATCCATTATCTCGACACCATTGATCAGCGTATTTTTTAATTAACTTAGATTCTAATCTTGAACCACCCCATTTAGGATTACCTAATTTTTTTAGTGACATATACATCCATAAAAATCACCACTACCATCTTTCATCATATGAACATTAAAAGGTGCCTCATAGTACGTGGTTAAATGTAAACGGAGTATATCACACAAATCAAAACAACTAATTTCACTTAGTATTTCTACTCCTTGTAAAATTTTTTTTGTTACTGGAATTAAAGCGTACAGGCCATCATTGAAAATTATTAAATCCATGATTTTAATTCTTCTCCCATTACTTTACTAGCTATGTCAATTTTATTACGCAGAGCTTTTACAATCTTTTCATCTACAGTTTTTGGTGCTATAAAGTCTACGTATGTTACCGACTTCTTTTGACCTATTCTGTGTGCTCTGTCTTCTGACTGTAGTCTTTTTTCTAAATCATATCCATTAGAAAAATAAACCACTGTACCTGCTGCAGTTAAAGTAATACCATATCCTGCTGTTTGAGGATTACCTATAAAATATTTAACTTTAGAATTAGGATCTTGAAATTCTTTAATAGCTTTAGCTCTATCTTTTGATGAGGTTGCTCCATAATACTGAACTACGCTTTCTTCTCCATATTCTTTACTTACTATTTTAATTAAAGCTTCTATGTCATGAATGTAGTTAGCCCAAATAATTACTTTGCCTTCTACTTCATCTAATAAGTCTAAAAGTTCATCGGTCCTACCATTTTTAAGATCAGTTGTAGTACCATCATCATTTTTTAGGTGCCCACACGTGATCTGATGCAAACGCATCATTTGCGTTAAAACGTGAGGCGCGGTAGCCATTTTACCCTTCAGAGAAGCGAGGGCCGCGGATTTCATAGTAGCATAAGCTTCTTTTTGTTCTTTACTTAACTCTACTTCTCTTTTTATATATACTTTATCGGGAAGATCTAAGCATTCTTCTTTTAATACTCGATAAGAAAAACCTTTTAAGATATCAGCTAATTCACCTAATCTTTGGTAACCATGTACCAATTGTACCCTACGCCCACCAAAATTATGAGTTTTCATAATTGCATATCTATTTTTAAAAGAATAATAAGAACCTGACTCTAATAAATCTTCATGTAAAAAAGCGCATTGACTAAATAAATCTAAGGGAGATTTAGTAACAGGAGAACCTGTAAGAATTCTTTTATAATAAGCTTCTTTTCCTAACGCCACAATAGCTTTAGTTCTTTTAGCTGTAGGAGTTTTAATAGTAGTAGATTCATCAACAGCCATCAAAGCTCGATGTGCACGTAAAAATTTTCCTGCAAACAATCTACCTTTGTCTGTGCTTAAAGCCTCAACATTCATAATGAGGATGTGAAGGTCATAGCCAGTTTCGAATAATGATTGATACTCTTTATCCTTTGCTTTTGATGTTGAAGCAGTCCAAAGTACCATCTTTGGTTGTATGTGACTAGCTAAATGTATTGGAATTTCTTGATTAAACCAATTGTTATAAACACCTTTTGGTGCTATAATTAGCGCGCCATTTATTTTGCCTTTATCATAAAGCATAGACATATTATCAACTAATACTTTAGATTTACCGGTACCCATTTCCATAAAGTACGCATAATTTTTTTCATCAACAGATTTTTCTAAAGCTTTAAGTTGATGTTTATAAGGAGTAGTTTTAAACTTATAATTAGCAAGATATCTTACCATCTTCTCATAATCTTTTATTTTCATTTTTGTTCTTCTTTCTAGTTGACAATTATATAAACACTATTATATAGTCTGTCAAGAGAATAATAGAAAGTATTATGAAAAATAAAATATTTGAATTGTATAAACCTAAGTCTTTAGCAGATTTTTTATCTTTTAAAGAAGAAAACCCTAAAGAAAATTTTGTGTATGTCTTACAACATCCACCTGCTAATATAAATATATTAGGTGCATCGGATTTTGGTTATTTAGTAATTTGTTTGCCTAACTTTGGTCCAGATTCTCAAATAATATTTAGTTCTAGTCCTTTTGTTTTTAAAATGAAAAAAAATTTAAGGGATTTTAGAGAACAAGATTACGTATTATTAACAGGAGATCCTGCAGTGATAGGAATTTCTTGTGCAATAGTAAGTGATAACACAAACGGTAAATTTAATCTCTTGAAATGGGATCGACGAGAGGCTAAATACTATCCAATTAATTTCGATCTCTATCAGAAAGGATAACAATGAGTGAAGTAAATAAAATGATGTTAGAAGATTCAAAAGATCTTTTAGATAATGTAGAAGTAAACACAATTGCATCAGAGTGTGTTAAGTTAAAACAGAAAGAAGATGAGATTGCGCAGTTAGAAGAGCAATTAAAAAATAAAAAGAATGAGGCAGATTATATTAGTTCAAATGTAATTCCAGAATTACTAGCTGAACAAGGATTATCAGAAATAAAATTAGCTGATGGTTCTAAAGTATCTGTTAAAAAAGAATTCAGAGCAACAGTACCTAAAGATGATGTCAAAAGGGAAGCAGCTCTACAATGGCTTCGTACTAACGGGTTAGGAGATATTATTAAAAACAATGTTTCTGTTACCTTTGGTAAGGGGGAAGACGACAAGGCGAAACAACTGTTGGACCTTGCAGCTGAAAATGGATATGAGCCACAGCAGAAATCTGATGTGTCTTGGAATACATTAACAGCTCTATATCGGGAGCGTGTTGAGGCCGGCCTCGACATGCCTGCCGATTGCTTTAGTCTATGGATTAAAGATAAAACTAAAATAAGCCGGAAATAACTAATGGAGAATGTATAATGGCTAATGATATGACAGCTAAAACATCAGGATCCGTTGCCTTGTTTGGTGACGACCTGCAACAAGGTTTTGAAAACATGACGCAAGAAGATATGGCGTTACCGTTTGTCAGAATCTTAGGACAACTATCACCTCAGGTAACTGATGGTGATGCGAAGTTTATAGATGGTGCTAAACCAGGCATGATTTATAATACTGTTACCAGCGAATTATTCGATGGTAAGAAAGGTATCAAGGTTATTCCTTGTTATTACAAAAAGGATTATCCAGAATGGTCGGATAGAGGGGATGGCCCAGGTGCTCCTGTGGCTTCTCATTTACCGAACAGTCCGGTAATTCAAACTGGTAAGAGAGATGGATCTAAAATTAGATTACCTAATGGTAACTATTTAGAAGAGACAGCGTCTTACTATGTTTTGGTTCAAACAAAAGCTGGAGGAATGACACCAGCGTTGATTACAATGAAATCTACGCAGCTTAACGTCAGTAAAAAATGGAATTCTATGATGAAAACCATACAAATACCTGATGGAAAAGGTGGTTTTGCCATCCCTCCGATGCATGGGGTAGTGTATAACTTGGCATCTGTATTACAAAAGAACGATAAAGGTTCTTGGTATGGATGGTCTGTTACACAAGACAGAATAATGGGACAGGAAGATAAATCTTTGTACTTAAGTGCAAAAGATTTTAATAAGAGTGTCTCAAAAGGAAACGTGCAAACAAAAGCAGATGTGGAAGAGAAAAGTAAAGATAGTACTCCGTACTAAATTTATTTTGAGGGGAGTTACGGCAAAAATCTCCATTCGTTACCCAGCGAGATCTCCCCTTTACAAAGAAATGAGAATGTAATATATGGACAAGTTCAAACAAATTTTTAGCGGATTAACAATAGCATATGGACAATATCAGCCCGGTGACAGAGGAGAAAATGGTAAACAACAAGGTAAAGCCTTTATTGTTCGAAAAACAGTCACAGACGAACTTTGGACCAATCATATTGAAGGAAAAGGTCCAGCACTTGGGATTATCCCTATCACAGAAACTAATGATTGCAGGTGGGGGTGTATTGATATTGACGAATATAACTTTGACCATCTTAGCTTCATACAAAGTATTCGAAAGCTTAACCTCCCCTTAATAGTTTGTCGTTCTAAATCAGGCGGCGCACACGTATTTTTATTTACAAAAGAAAACATTCCAGCATCTTTGATGCAATCCAAATTAAAAGAAATGTCTATCGTATTAGGTTACGAAGGTTCAGAGATATTTCCAAAACAAACAGAAATATTAGTGGAACGTGGGGACACTGGTAATTTTTTAAATTTACCCTACTACGATAAAATGAAAGGACTAAGATATGCGATTCATGATAACGGTGATGCTCTTACACTTGAGCAGTTTTATTCTGCGTATGATAAGTATAGTTGCACCAAAGGAGATGTTGAAGGAATTCGAGTCACAGAGAAGAAAAGAGAGGAATCCTTCCCCTTGGGACCGCCGTGTTTAAACAAACTAGCAGTAATAGGATTTGGTGAAGGTTCAAGAAATAATGCATTATTTAATATAGCGGTGTATTATAAACAATCTAAACCAGATACATGGGAGGATGAAATTGTAAAAGCAAATATGAAATTCATGGACCCCCCATTAAGTAACAATGAAGTTCAACAGTTAATAAAATCTGTTAACAGAAAAGGTTATGATAAATATAGATGTAAGGATGCACCTATTAATTCTGTATGTCAATCAGGATTATGCAGAACAAAAAGATTTGGTGTAGGATTTGGCGAGGAAGAAATGCCGGTTCTTGGAAGTTTAACTAAATATACTTCTAATCCTCCTCAATGGTTTTTAGATGTAGATAAAAAAAGAATCGAACTAAAATCAGAACAACTTTATAATCCAGGTATGTTTGCGTTAGCTTGTTTAGATCAAGCTAATAAAATTGTACCTGTACCTAAACCTAAAGATTGGAAACAACATTTTTTAAAACCAATGATGACTAACTTACAAGAAGTAGAACCATTAGAGTCTTTAGATCCTATTAATGAAGTGACAGGACTTTTACAAGATTGGACTACTAATAGACAAACAGCAAGAACATTAGACGATATCTTTAATAAACTGCCTTATACAGATGGAGAGTTTACATATTTTAGAATGGAAGATTTTTACAGTTTCTTAAAAAAGAATAACTGGGACATGGATAAAATTAAAACTGGAAATTTAATTAAAAGATTAACTACTAAAGAAGGATATAGTGAAGATATATTTATAGAAGAAGTAAGAATGACCATTAAAAAACAAACACCAAGATTAATTAAAATTAAAACAATGAAAAAAATAGAAGCGTCTACTTCTAAAGAACCTTATCAACAAGAGAACTTTTAATGAAATACTCTAAAGATGTAGGGGTCAATTGGCATTTAAGATTTAGATTAATAATACACGAACTAACAGAAGAATTAGAATTAACACAAATACAATTAAAAATAGCGGAAAGGAAATTAAAGAAATATGAAAACAATAATACTAGGACCACCAGGGACAGGAAAGACAACAACGTTGTTAAACTTAGTCGATCAATTTCTAAAAGATGGGATAAGGCCTAGACAAATAGGTTACTTTTCTTTTACAAAGAAAGCTGCGACAGAGGCAGCCACACGTGCGGCCGAAAAATTTAATTTAGATATAGAAAACGATCTTCCATTTTTTAGAACTTTACACTCCTACGCATTTAATCAATTAGGAATGACTAAAGAAAAAATGATGAAACAAGAAGATTATAAAGAATTTGGACAGAAATGTGGGATTCCCATTAAGACTGCAAAGTATTCTACAGAAGATGGTACATTTAATTCAGACAATGAATATTTAACTATCATTAATACAGCTAGAGTTAAACGTATGGACTTACTAGAGTATTATGATTCGCGACAAAATATTTTAGATATAGAACGTGGTACTTTATTTTTATTAGCCGAAGAATTAAAACGATTTAAAAAAGAAAAAGGACTTAAAGACTTTACAGATTTACTGGAAGACTTTTTAAATAAAGAGACTTTAAACAAGTTTGAAGTATTATTTATAGATGAAGCTCAAGACTTATCATTACTACAATGGGATATGGTAAGAAAGATATGGAGTCGCGCAGGGAAAACTTACATTGCAGGTGATGATGACCAAGCTATTTTTAAATGGGCTGGTGCAGATGTAGATCATTTCATAGCTTTAAAAGAAGAAGTGGATGACATTCAAACCTTAGATCAATCTTATAGAATTCCTGGTGGACCTATACATGAACTATCTCAAAAAATAATAAGTAAAGTACAAAATAGATTTGATAAAGAATATAAACCTAGAGAAGAAATAGGAATCTTAAAAAGATATTCCGATATTACTCAGGTCGACATGAGCAAAGGTGAATGGTTAGTTTTATCTTCAGCCAACTATTTTTTAGAAGACGCAAAAGATTTGTGCGAAATTCAAGGATGGTACTTTCAATACAAAGGAATTAATTCTGTGCCTTTAAAATTATTATTAGCTTTAAATAATTGGGAAGCATGGCGTAAAGATGCACAATTAAATCATTTAGAAATTAAAAATATATATGAGTATTTAGGATCCAATGTTTTAGTTGGATTCCAAAAAGGTAAAACTTTACATTCAGATGTAAAATATACATTAAAAGAATGCAAAGAAACCCATGGATTAATTACCGATAAAGTTTGGTATGAAGCTTTTGAAGGACTTGATCCAATGACAGAAACTTACATTCGTAATATGAGGGCGAATGGCGAGCAAATAAATAAAAATCCTCGTATAAAAATGTCAACAATACATGGAGCGAAAGGAGGAGAAGCTGATCAAGTATTACTTATGCAGGACCTGACAGGTGCGGCAATTGAGACTTTTAGTCATGATCCAGATGAATTACATAGATTATTTTATACTGGTGCGACGAGAGCGAAGCGTGAATTGCATGTGTTAGATCCTAAGAATTTTGATCGAGCTTACATAATATGACAAATAAAGATATGTTTAAAGGAACAACTTATAAATCCTTAGAAGAACAGGTAGGTGGGAAACACTACCGAAATATGCCTATTCAGCCAGCTGAGTTTATTAATGAAAATAAACTCTTGTTTGCTGAGGGAAATGCTATAAAGTACATTTGTCGTCATGCGATAAAAGGAAAAGAGGAAGATGTGAAGAAGGCAATTCATTATTTAGAAATGATACTCGAAAGAGATTACTCGTGAGGAATACTCAAATTCCTCTCTTTGCACCCGAAACAGAATGGGTAGCCCCACATGAACTGAAAGATTTATCAGGAGCCAAGGAAGTGGCGATTGATTTAGAGACTTATGATCCTGAATTAACCACTTTAGGCTCGGGTAATGTCACGGGAAAAGGGCACATTGCTGGCGTTGCGGTGGCCGTAGAGGGCTGGTCGGGCTATTATCCTATAGGACACGAGGGTGGTGGAAATATGGACAAAAAACTCGTTTTAGAGTGGGTCCAGGACCTCGTAAATCAAGAAAAAACCACCTTTATATTTCATAATGCTATGTATGATGTCTGTTGGTTAAGACAAGCCGGTATAAAAATTAGAGGTAAGATTGTCGATACAATGATTGCAGCCTCATTAATAGATGAAAATAGACTATCTTATAGATTAGATATCTTATCAAGATATTATGTAGGTTTAGGTAAGAACGAATCTTTATTAAATGAAGCAGCCAAAAGTTATTCTATTAATCCTAAATCAGAAATGCATAAGCTTCCTGCAATGTATGTAGGTGAGTATGCTGAACGTGATGCTGAAGCTACATTAAAACTTTGGCAAAGACTAAGTACAGAATTATATAATCAAGAATTAATGGATGTCTTTACATTAGAGACAAAATTATTTCCTTGTTTAGTTGACATGAGATTTAAAGGTGTAAGAGTTGATCTTGAACATGCGGACAATTTGAAAAAAAATCTTATGAAACGAGAAGCCAAAATAGTGAGTAAAATCAAGGATTTAACAGGAATTGACGTTGAAATTCATGCAGCTCGAAGTATTGCAAAAGCGTTCGACAAATTAAAACTTCCCTATGATAGAACAGAAAAAAGTAATGAGCCTAGCTTTACAAAAAACTTTTTACAAAACCATCCTCATGAGTTAGCTCGATCAATTGCAGACGCAAGAGAGATTAACAAAGCGCATACAACTTTTATAGATTCAATTACCAAGCATGCACATAATGGAAGAATACATGCAGACATAAATCAGATTAGATCAGATCAAGGTGGAACAGTAACAGGAAGATTCTCAATGAGCAATCCAAACTTACAGCAGATTCCAGCGAGGCACCCGGAGCTCGGACCGATGATTAGATCTATATTTATTCCAGAAGGAAATCACAAATGGGGATCATTTGACTACTCACAACAAGAACCTAGAATTTTAGTACATTATGCAAAACTACAAAATTTAGAGGGAGTTGATGAAATTGTTGACGCATACAAGGCCGGAGACGCGGATTTCCATCAGGTCGTGGCCGACATGGCAGGCATAGAACGGAAGCAAGCTAAGACGATTAATTTAGGTCTTATGTATGGAATGGGTAAAAATAAATTGATGGCTGAACTAGGTTTAATGAAAGACTCAGCAGGAAAATTAATTGCTCAGTATCATAGAAAAGCTCCTTTTGTAAAACAACTTATGGATAATGTTACACGTAAAGCAGAAGACAGAGGTAAGATTAGAACTTTAGGAGGTCGTGCGTGTCATTTTGATTTATGGCAGCCAGTACAATTTGGTGTCTTTAAACCATTACCTCTAGAACAAGCTAGAAAAGAATATGATGAACCATTAAAGCGTGCATTTACTTACAAAGCTTTAAATAAATTAATTCAAGGTAGCGCGGCCGATATGACAAAAAAAAGTATGGTAGCTTTATACGAAAATGGTATAATACCTCACATACAAATTCATGATGAAGTAGATATTTCTATTGAATCTGATGCCCAAGCTGAAAACATTATAGAGATTATGGAATCAGCTGTAGAACTTAAAGTTCCAAACAAAGTTGATTACGAACATGGTGCTAATTGGGGAGAGATTAAATAATGAGGTATTTCTATGGATTACAGATTCACAGGTATATTGATAATATTATTATGTTTGTTGGCTTTTT